TGAAACTGGCGATATGGAAAAGTTGGCTGGTGATTTCGTCTTCAATCCAGTTCCTGGCACTGAGAAGTTCTCTGTTGCTGAACCAATTGAAGTTCTCGAGATTGGTACTGGATTCATGATGGTCAAGCGTGAAGTGTTTGACAAGTTCAAAGAAAAGTATCCGCAACTCCGTTATCGTCCAGACCATGTTGGTCAGGCAAACTTCGATGGCTCGCGTTACATTCATGCCTACTTCGATACAGTTATCGACAGCAAGGAAAATGGTGGCAAGGGTTCAGATCGTTACTTGTCTGAAGACTACATGTTCTGCCAGTGGTGGCGTAACATGGGTGGCAGCATCTGGTTGTGCCCATGGATGAAGACACATCACATTGGAACCTATGCATTCACTGGTGATATGCCAGCCGTTGCAAACTTTGTTGGCTCTCTCTAATAAAGAGACTTTGTTATGATTGTAGGTTTGGTTGGCTTTATTGGAGCAGGTAAAGGCACAGTTGCGGATCTCTTGGTCGATCGTCATGATTTCGAAAAAGAGAGTTTTGCAAATAGCGTCAAAGACGCCTGTGCCACAATCTTCGGTTGGAATCGTGCCATGCTTGAGGGTGACACTTTAGAATCCCGAGCATGGCGCGAACAACCAGATGTATGGTGGTCAGAAAAACTCGGTCGTGAGTTCTCACCAAGATTAGCACTCCAGCTAATGGGCACAGAGGCAGGTCGTGATGTATTTCACCCTGACCTCTGGGTTCATACTACAATGCGTCGCTGCGAGAATGCGCCCTATCACAATTATGTGATTGCTGATGTTCGTTTTCCAAATGAAATCAATGCAATTGTAAAGTCTGGTGGCAAGATTATTCGCGTTCGTCGTGGGGATGATCCTGAATGGTACAGTCTTGCTAGAGAATGCAATTACAATAATCAGCAAGAGATAATGCGCAATGCGTATCCAGAAGTTCATTATTCTGAATGGGCTTGGGTTGGTTCGCATTATGATATTGTGATGGATAATAATTGTTCGTTAGATCAGTTGACCGTTAGGGTTGACAAGTTGGTTGATTCGTTATATAATAATCGTGTTGAAGCAAATGAGGTCGTTAATTATGAAACTTTCTGAAGATACAGTGCAAGTCCTGAAGAATTTCTCAGGCATCAATCAAAGTCTCCAGTTTAAAGCTGGTAAAACTTTGAAGACAATTTCTCCACTCAAGACAATTTTCGTGGAAGCCACCGTTGGCGAAGACTTCCCGAAAGAGTTTGCGTTGTATGATCTAAACAAACTCTTGGCAAAAGTTTCCTTGTATAAGGATGCTGACTTGTCGTTTGATGATGACAAACTCAATATCAGTGCAAACAAAAAGTCTGATTACATCAAGTATTGTTCGCCGAAAGTTATTGTGACTCCTCCTGAGAAAGCAATCACATTTGGTGAGCCTGATTGCTCATTCAGCCTTTCGCAAGAAGATCTTGATTGGATGCGCAAGAGTGCTGGCATCTCTGGTTCACCAAACTTCGTATTTGAAAGCGATGGTTCTACGATTCACTTCATTGCTACAGACGTGAAGGATGATTCTGCTGATCAGTCCAAGATTGAGATTGGTACGGTTGAGAATGGTAAAGAATTCAAAGTTGTGATGAAAGTCGAAAACTTCAAGTTGCTTGAAGGTTCGTATGATGTTGCAATCGCTAAGAAAGGTCTTGCGCGATTCAAGCACAAGACTGTTGACATCACTTACTACATTGCAATCGAAGCCGCAAGTTCAACCTTCGGAGAAGAATAATGGCGCTTGATAAAGCAAAGGTATTGGGATGCCTTCAAGAAATCTCAAACTCACTAACTCGCATCGAAGCAGAACGCGATCTTATTAAAGAGATTCTTCAGAAGATGCAAGATGAATGTGAGATCCCCAAGAAGTTATCTCGTAAACTGGCAAAAGTTTACCACAAGCGTAATTATGAGGAAGAAGTTGCCGAGCAGAGCGACTTCCAAACCATCTACGAAAATGTGGCTAAATAAACTAGATGGGACGCAACACTCTAAAGTTGACAGCACTATCCGCCAGACTGCTCGCTGTGGGAGTTCACCTTCCCCGTCCCGTCTTCTCTCCGGAGTTATATTATGCATAAAGATGATCTAAAAGTATTGGTTATTATTCTTTTATTCGCCATCTTCGCTTTGGTCAATACATTCTTTCTCTGGGTTCCTGCATCAGCACCACCTGTTATGTTAGTGTTGTTTGTTGCAGCATATTCAATTTGGGAGCACAAATATGGCAACAAGGCGTAATTTTTTCAAGTATCTTGGTCTTGCTGGTGGTGTTGCTGGCGGTGGTATTGTAGCCGCTGCTGCTGTTCTTCCTGATGCTGAGAAATGCGAGGCAGTAAAAGAAATCGAATCCAATGGACACAATGGTAAGATGATAATTGGTGCTACTTATGGTCAACTTGCGCCACCAGATGGCACTCTTGTTTGCGGTCCACGTTATGTTCCAGGAACGCATAAGCATGTCAGCGCAGGAATAACCGTCGGTCCTGATGGCGAAATGTACTTGATGACAAAAGGAAAATGGCGTAGAATAGTGACTGAATAAACAATCAGGAGTTATATTATGAATGAAGCGTTGTGGGTTGAAAAATACCGTCCCCATACTATTGCCGATTGTATTCTTCCTGATGAATACAAGGCAACTTTCCAATCTTATGTTGATCGCAAAGAGATTCCCCATCTCTTGCTTTGCGGCACTCCAGGAACAGGCAAGACTACCGTTGCTCGTGCATTGTGTGACGAGATCGGTTGCGACTATCTGATGATCAATGGCTCGGATGAATCGGGCATTGATACTTTCCGAGTCAAGATCAAGAACTATGCAAGTGCGATGTCTCTTGGCGGTGGCAAGAAAGTTATCATCATCGATGAAGCAGATTATCTGAACCCAAACTCAACTCAGCCAGCCATGCGTGCGGCGATGGAAGAGTTTGCGCATAACTGCACTTTCATCATGACTTGTAACTTCAAGAATCGAATCATTGAACCGTTGCATAGTCGATGTGCAGTAATTGAATTCAAACTGCGTAAGGAAGATAAGCCAAAGATGGCGATGGCGTTCATGAAACGTGCATCAGAAATTCTCACAGGAGAGAAGATTCCATTTGATAAGGCAGTGCTGGCTGAAGTTGTTAAAAAGCACTTCCCAGATTATCGTCGTGTGTTGAATGAACTTCAACGTTACTCTGTCAGTGGTAAGATTGACTCTGGTATTCTCACGAGTATTGCTGATGTTTCGATCAATGAATTGGTCACCTCTCTGCGAGATCAAAACTTCAGTGCAATGCGTAAGTGGGTTGCCGACTTCGGCGGAGATGATCCTGCAAAGATTTATCGTAAGATCTATGATAGTCTGTATGATATTATGGATAAGTCTACGATTCCGAATGCTGTTTTGATTCTCGCCAAGTATCAATACCAGGCAGCGTTTGTGGCTGATCAGGAACTTAACCTCACCGCATGTCTTACCGAGATGATGGTGGAGTGTAAGTTCAATGGCTGATCTATTCAAGGAAATCATTCCGTCTATTCTACAGACGAAGGAATATGCTCTCCTGACAGAACAGGATGAAAAGTCATATTCATCGTTTATGGTAAACCGAGCACTCTCGTTTCATAGAGACACCGTTCTCTGGGCGAACGAGATGAATCGATTTTCAACTCTCGACAATAAACTCAAATATGACTTTCTCCTAAATATAATAAGAGCCCAAAAACGTCCATACAGTAAGTGGCATAAAAAGGCTCAAAGCAGTGATTTGAATGTCGTAAAAGAATATTATGGCTACTCCGATGCGAAAGCAGAGGAAGCATTAAAGATACTTTCTGACGACCAAATCACCGCTATGAAGAAACAATTATATAAGGGTGATTGACCATGGTCGAAAAATTAGTAGAAGTCACATTAGAAAAGCAAGACGACTTCCTCAAGGTCCGCGAAACTCTAACGCGCATCGGTGTCGCTGCAAAGAACGACAACATTCTTTACCAGTCTTGCCATATCCTCCATAAACAAGGAAAGTATTATATCGTCCATTTCAAAGAACTCTTTGAATTAGACGGTAAGCCATCCAATATGTCAGACAATGACATTCAGCGTCGTAACACGATTGCGAATCTAATGGCTGAGTGGGGTTTAGTGAAACTCGTAAATGCAGATAAGACAAAGGATAACGTCGCACCATTAAGCCAGATCAAGATTCTTCCATTCAAAGAAAAGAATGAGTGGCAATTGGTTTCCAAATATACGATTGGGAAGAAAAAGAAGGAAGGTTAATTTATGATTGTGATGAATGTGTATAAACTTCGTGATGATATTGAACTTCCAACATACGGCACGACTCTCGCAAACTGTTTTGATTTATCATTCCAGCCAACATCAAATGTTGTAAATGGATATGATGCATTCAATGCATCTGTTGAAAGAGATGTAAATGGTTTTGGTGAAGTTTCCATCTATCCAGGCGATCGTTTACTGATTCCAACTGGATTAATTTTCAAGATCGAACGTTATGTTACGATTGAAACATTTGCAGACATTGCAAGACATGATGATGAACTTCCGTTACAAAATTATAGTATTCGCCTTCATCCTCGTTCAGGACTTTCGCTTAAGAAAGGATTGATCCTAGCAAACTCAGAAGGTATTGTTGATGTTGATTATCAAGAAGAAGTATTTGTGCTTTTGACAAACACTTCGAAGATGCATCAGGTTATTCGAAAGGGCGATCGTATTGCTCAAGCAGAAGTTACAACCAATCAACCATTTGCGTTTAAAGTCTTGACAACACGACCAGAGAAACATTCAGAACGTTCTGGTGGATTTGGTTCAACTGGAATATCAAACTGACATAGTTGAGAATATTATATTATGAATCGTGATGAATTATCATGGGATGAGTTATTCATCCTGCAGGCAACTTTGATTTCACAAAAAAGCAAAGATCCATCTACTAAAGTTGGATGCATTATTGTGAATGATGACAACGTTATACTCAGCACTGGCTTCAATGGTTTCCCTCGCGGAATTGAAGAAGATTGGAATGATCGTTGGAAACGTCCAGAAAAGTATCATTGGGTT